AATGGTGAGAACGGCCATCCAAACTTTCGAGGTGTCGATTGTGAATGATCTAACTGACTACATCATGGCAGTCCGGGCGGCAGACACGATGGCTAAGACATGGAAGGCAGACGTAGCAATCCTATCCAACTTAAAGATCGTAAGACTAGATGAAGCTAAAGGCACCATACTTGAGATAGTAAGAGGCGAGTTCTATGCCTGATCAACGTGGTAAGCTAGACAAGGAAACGCGGGATAGACACTTCCCCGAGCTGAATGGCGGGAAAGGATCAAGACCACGTAAGTTCACCAAGAGTAGTACGAAAGCATACTCTGACAACTGGGATAGGATCTTCGGTGGCAAAGACAAAGACACAGCTCAATAGGCAGATGCGACAGGAGGGGTTGAGAGACTTCCTCTCTAGCCAAAAGCTAATCGAGAAAGTCATTGATATCTCTGAGAAATTGATGGAGCCGGACAGGGAATATGACGCATTGGATGTGCAACGTATGCGTACAGCGGCAGAACTTAACCTCAAGCTAGCCGCAAAGGTGCTTCCTGATCTTAAATCGACCGAACTAACTGGCCCAGAGGGCGGTGATTTAGTCATAGCCGTACAGCGTAAGCGATTCGATGGCGAAGATTGAGTATGTAACCAAGCCACCCGGCAAAGTTCTCGAAGAGTTTGCCGATTGTCGGGCGCGTAACTCTTTCATCATGGGGCCACTAGGCTCCGGCAAGACAGTCCAAGTTATCCTCAAGCTACTCGAGCTAATGTGCGAACAGAAGCCAGTCACACGGGAGACGCATCCCAACTACGGTGTAAGGCTCAGTCGGATCATTGCCGCACGTAATACCTACAGCGAACTATTCTCGACCACTATCAAGGATTGGATCGAGGTGCATGGCGAGCTAGGTGAGTTCAAGCAAGGCAACAAGGAACCACCAACACACAAGATCCAGTTCAAGTTAGAGGATGGCACGACAGTCAGGAGCGAGGTCATCTTCATAGCCTTTGATCGCCCTGATCACGTCAAGAAGGCACGAGGTATCCAGACTACATGGGTGTGGCTGAACGAGGCTAAGGAGCATTCCAAGAGCGTTGTGGACATGCTCGACTTGCGTTGCGGTCGATACCCGTCGATGAAGGAAGGTGTACGCCCTACGCACTACGGAATGATAGGTGACTCCAATGCCCCAGACGAAGATCACTGGTATTACCGATTGGCTGAAGAAGAAAGGCCGGAAGATTGGAAGTTTCATCGCCAGCCCGGTGGAGTCTATCGGGAGGGAGATGGTTGGTATCTCAACACCAAAGCCGAGAACCTCAACAACTTACCCGAGGATTACTACCGGCGAGGACTACAAGGAAAGACTGACGACTGGATCAAGGTCAACTTGGCTAACGAGTATGGGTTTGTCTCCAGTGGTAAGCCGGTGCACCCTCTCTATACTGATTCTGTACACTGTCTTGGCGACGTGTACGTTCCTAATTCTGACACCCCTATTGTTCTTGGTTTCGATTTTGGTCGCACTCCCGCTTGTGCTTTCCTACAGCGTGATGCGTTGGGTCGGTGGATTTGTTTCGATGAATTCTGCATGACTGATTCCGGGGCGGTGGACTTTGCACCAACCCTCAAACGATATATCGAGGCGAACTATCCGAAGTTTAAGTTTCGCGGCTGGGGCGATCCCTCGGGCGATAACAAGAACCAAGCGAATGCCGACACACCATTTAAGATATTACGAGCGGCTGGTATTCCTTGTACTCCCACGCTGTCTAACGATCCAGCTATGCGGAGAGCGGCTCTCGAACTACCCATGAAAGAGCTGTGCATGGATGGCAAGCCTCGATTCCTAATAAGCCCCAAGGCGAAGATGATTCGCAAAGGGTTGCAAGGCGGCTTCTGTTACCGACGGTTACAGCTATCGGGTGAGAAATACACAGATGAGCCAGACAAGAACGAATACAGTCACCCGGTCGAGGCGCTTGAATACGCATTGCAGGGCGAAGGTGAAGGCCGACAAGCGCTAACCAACTTGCATACAAGGCAACGGCAGACACAACGGGCGCAGGTCAAGTTCAGTGTCTTCTGATATCGCATACGTGGCGTTCTCAATTGATGAGGGTCACTGGTGGTCATGGATGCTACACCCTGAGATCCGACACTGTTACGTCGTGATTCCGAATGATGGCGAATGGCTTGCACTGGGCAAGTCAACGGAAGGCATAGAGCTAATGATCGTCGATAACATTACGGATGTAGTCCAGAACGATATTCTGATAAAATCCAAAGTTACTAGGCCCAAGCGTGGGCTATTTATGTTGAACACTTGCGTCGGTTACACGAAGCAGGTGCTAGGAATTAACAAGCCGTTCATATGGACGCCTTATCAACTGTATCGGTATTTGGAGAAACAGAATGTCGGGTAAGTTTGGTCTGGATAAAATGATGCGTGGGCAAATAGGCTTGCTACGCGGCAAAAGCTTTCGCAAGGAGGCCGGTCTCAAGCGTACAGGCAGAGAGTCCGAGCGTTATCGAAGGGAGCAAGGTAGTAGGCGCCCATCACTCATAGGCTATGACGGCAAAGACTTCACACGTAACGGGCAAAAAGTTTCCCGTGATTCACTGAGGATGGGATGAAATGAAATCACCAAAGGCACCTAAGCCCACAGCACAGCAGATCGCTGTCGAGCGTCGTCAAGCGGCGGCATTGGATGAAGAGATCCGAGAGCAGGAAGAGCGCTTCCGTGCAATGGCTCGCGGTAAGCTAGGAACCAAGTCACTCTTGGGCGGTGTCCCTCGTAGTCGTGCTGAAGCGGCTGGCGGTCGTGCTGGTGCGGCCCCGGCTCGTACCATGTTAGGCATGGGCGGCGGATCAGTTGGCCCACGTCGCGGAGGCGGCTCTCCAATGGGTCCGTATGGCGGCATGAATATCAACCTGAAGTAGGTAATCTTATGAGCTTGCCCCCGCATCTAGGCTCGATCCAAGATATCAAGGAACGAGAAGCCAAGGCATTCAACACTCAGGCAATGTGGCACGACCAGTTGCAAGACGTGTATGAATATTTCTTGCCACAGCGCAACTTGTTCGACCGTGAAGACAAGGGACAGAAGAAGATGGATCGCATCTTTGACTCGACTGCGTTGACAGCTATCCAGCAGGGCGCGAGCAAGCTACAGGAGAACATCGCTCCTATCATGTCGCGTTGGGCTACCTTCCAGCCTACCGATGAAATAGTCCGTCTTGTCGAGTCAGGCCAGTTCGATGTGTCAGAAGAGGACATCCGGGCGAACCTAGACCAGCAATGTGAGCTGGTATTCGACTATATCAACCGTTCCAACTTCCATACGCAGTTCTATGAGGCCGCACTTGATCTATTGGTAGGTACAGCCACCATGAAGATCGAAGAGACGGACGACGAGACCAACCCCATTTGCTTCAACACGATCCCGCAGAAGGGCATTGCGTTTGAAGAGGGGCCTTATGGCGGCGTTGAGACGCATTGGCGACGGTTCGAGGTCAAGGCTCGACTGCTAGAGCGTATGTGGCAAGGCTTTGAGGCGTCTGAGAAGGTACGAAACCTTATCGAGAACAGCCCCAACACTGAGGTGAAGGTGTACGAGGGCGTGATCTTTGACCCCAAGGAAAAGAAATACCACGGATGTCTATGGGTGAACGGCGAGAATCGTTTCTCATGGACTGAAGACTTCGGCGTATCAAGCCCATGGGTCACTGGTCGGTATACAAAGGTAGCTGGCGAGGTCCGTGGTCGTGGTCCAGCGATGCAAGCATTACCCGATGTGCGCTCATTGAACAAAGCCAAAGAGTTTGTATTGCAGAAAGCCGCAATCGACCTCGCTGGCATGTACACAGCTACTGACGACGGTGTGACAAACCCTTACAATATGGTCATTGCACCGGGTGTCGTGATTCCAGTCGGATCGAACAACACCAACAACCCTTCAATTCAACGTCTCGATACAGGATCGAACCTTGCTCTCGCGCAATTCGAAATCGTGGAGCTTCAGAACGCTATCAAGTTGGCACTGTTCAACGACTTGCGTGATCCTGCTGGTCCTGTTCGTAGCGCCACTGAGGTTGCTATTGAATCCCGAGAGCTTGCAAAACGGATCGGGTCGGCATTTGGGCGACTTCAGACCGAGATACTCGTACCAATACTCAAGCGTGTCGTCGCTATACTGACTCGACGCGGCTTGATTGTCCCCATTGAGCTAGAAGGCCGGGATGTCACAGTCAAGTTTACTTCTCCACTAGCGCGAGCGCAGGATGGCGAGGATCTGTTGGCCGTTCAGCAGGCCGTACAGTTCGTATTGGGCACGTCTGGCCCCGAACAAGTGTTGATGGCGTACAAGACCGAAGACTTCGGTACATGGGCGGCGAATAAGACAGGGATGCCAGCAGAACTGGTACGATCTGAGATCGAGAAACAGCAGATCATCCAAGCTGGCGCACAGGCTCAAATGCAACAACAACAACCACCAATGGAAGCTGAATGACTTGGGACACAATTGAGGGCGCAAGCCCGGACGCCAAGAAACAACAAGCAGAAATAAGGGAAAAGCAGGCAGAGCTATCGAAAGCCTATGCTCGTTGCTTCAATACCGATGACGGACAGAAGGTTTTAGAAGACCTAACCCGTCGATTTCTCTTTGATAACGCTACTGCCCTATCTAGCCAGAACGTCGCGTATGAAGCGGCGTATCACAATGGCGAGGCTGGCGTAATTCGCATGATCATCCACTACATACAACAAGCTGAACGACTATGACTGAAGAAACCAAGAAGCGGGCGCGCAAAGCGAAGCCCAAGTACGAGGTTGTCTGCTCTGAACCTGATCACTTGAAGTCAGTAGGCTTCGACATGGATTGGCTTGGCGGACTAGCTGACCAGTATCAGTTCGATAAGTTCGAGTATCTGCATAAGTTTCGCGCATTTCGATGCTACAAGGCTGGGCAACACGTTGATTGGATCGACATCAACGACTTGTCTCTGCTGAATGGCAAGCGAAGGCTTGAGGAAATACGTCTCAGGCACCAACCCATAAGCCCGAAGAGGGCTGTTATTAACTATCCTTGGAGATAAATCATGGAAGAACAGGCCGTAGAAACAAACGATACCCTGACATCACTCGTTGATGCCGCTGAACCTACGTTGAGCGAGGGTGAATACTTCTTATCTGACAATGTGAAAGGCGTTGGCGAGATGCCCGAGTGGTACAAAGCCGACAAATACAAGTCAGTCGCAGAGCAAGCAAAGGCATACACCGAGCTAGAGAAGAAGTTTGGCGGATTCACTGGCGCACCAAAGGACGGATACGCGGTATACGATGGCGTTGAGTCAGATGACGCGTTGTGGGGCGAGCTTGTAGAGTTTGGCACCAAACAGAATATGTCTCAGGCCGCTATGAACGAGGCATGGGAACTACTCACAGCCCAAGAGCAAGCCATTGAAGAAGTCTCGGTTGAGGCTGAGATGGGCAAGCTGGGCGATAATGCTGTTGAGCGCATCAAGGTTGTTGAGCAGTACATGAAGAACAATCTCGATGGTGATACATACGAGCGACTTCGCTACGCTGTGAACAGTGCTGAAGCTGTCGAACTGGTCGAGGCATTGGTCAAGTCAACGGCACCTGCAAAACTACCGATTGATGGACACATCGAACCCGGTGGACTTGAGTGGGCAGACATCGAAGCTGAGATGTTCAAGAAGGATGAGAACGGCAATCTGCTTCGCTCTGTTGACATGAACCACGAGCGTAAGATTCAGCGCATGATGCGAGAGTTTGGTGGTGATAAGCCATACACTCAGACGTTTGGATAACATCAACAAATAGTGGTATCATCGCGAGATCGGATACCCCTTTTCTAAGGCCCGGTAGTTTTAGGTTGAAAGACTGACCGGCTATCGGGTACTCAGTCCAAAACCTCTAAATCATTGTTATCAACTTTGACAACGAGGAGACTGAATCATGTCAAAGAATCTTTCGGCAGTTGCCGTACAAGAGTTTGACAGCATGGTGAAGCAAGCATACCAAGGTATGGGCGTTCTCAAGCCAGCTGTCACTGTCCGCAATAATGTTGTGGGCGACATCTACAAGTTCCGCCGTATGGGTAAGGGCTTGGCTAACCAAAAATCTACTTCTGATCTTGTCACTCCAATGGACGTGACTCACGAGTTCAAGAATGCGACTCTCGCAAACTGGAACGCTCCTGAGTACACAGACATCTTTGACCAGCAGGAAGTAAACTTTGACGAGAAGCAAGAGCTTGCGAACACTATCGCTGGCGCTCTTGGCCGTCGTTGTGACCAGCTTGTCATTGACGCGATGGATGCCTCTACTCCGCTGACTACTACAGTTGCGGCTGGTGGCACCAACTTGACAATGGCTAAGGTTATCGACGCTCAGGTTGAGCTTCGCGATCAAGGTGTTCCATCTTCTGAGTTGTTTGCTGTTATCGAAGCAGGCGGTTTGGGCGGATTGTTGAACGATGAGAAGGCAACTTCTAGCGACTATCAAAACATCAAGGCACTCGTATCTGGCGAAGTCAACACACTTGTTGGTTTCCAGTTCATGGTGATCGAAACTCGTACTGAGGGTGGTTTGACTGAAGCGGCGAATGTTGTTGACTCTTGGTTCTTCCAGCGTCCAGCTGTTGGCCTTGCTATCGGCATCGACATGAAGACAGAAATTAACTGGATTCCCGAGCGTACAGCTTGGCTTTCAAACGGTATGTTGAAGGCTGGCTCTGTTGTACGTGATGAGGGTGGTCTCGTTAAAGTTCAATACGACAAGACTGCATAAGGAGACTTAAGTCATGGCATTTGATTACGATAAGCTCTCCCGCATTGGCGGTATGGGCGATGCACAGAAGGTTTACGCTTACGCGTCATCCGACTCAATCGCCACTGTTACTGGCGCGAACTACTTCCTGCCAGCAATCAATGAACTGCAAGTCAACGACATCATTTTCGTAAGCGATTCGGATGCGGCGGCTGTTACTATCACTTTTGTGAAGTCTAACAGCGGCACTGCAATCGACTGTGCTTCCGGAACTGCACTCGGCGACAGCTAAGTTCCTCGGCCCCTTCGGGGGCCATTCTATTTCTAGGTGAGTTATGGCGAGCAAGATCGACTTAATTAGCAATGCGCTTATTCTGATCGGGGATACTCCGATTAATTCACTATCTGGTGGATCACGGCGCGAGACTGTCGCAAACAATCTGTATGACAATATCGTCC